AGCGGTCGGCCGCATCTTCCTCAGACGGGAACAGTTCGCTGTAACCGGCGCGTTTGACGCCCGAAACAGTAAATTCACCGTTGATATACGGGTTCATTTCTTCAATAATACGGGCTTCCGCTTCCGTGAAGCTGAGCGCGTAGACCAGATAGGCTTCCGTTACTTTCCTGTTCATGCCGTTCTCCGCCACCTTCTCGTAGCGGATGGAACATTCAAACCAATTGTGCATCATAATTTACATCTTGTTAAATGAGGGTTCTATTCTTTTCCATTGATTGTTTCCGTCCTTTTCCTCGAAGTAGAAGCGGATCACCGTGCCTTCCACCACGTTGCTCTCACGGAAGAGCTGCATGATTTCCGAATATTCGGGGTCGTTGAAGTCGTCCTCGAGCTCGTACAGGCGGGAGATGGACTTGTAGTCAAGATCCCCGGCCTCGTTGCGCTGGAGCAGCGACATGGCCAGCTTGTACATGGGGTTGCGCCCGTCATCGCCCTTCTTGCCGATCCATGCGTTCAGGTAGTCCACTAGGCGCTTCTCTGCCACGTCGGCCCTCTCGTCGAAGCCCTTGACCCGGTTCCCCTTGACGGAAACCTTGAAGGTGTCGTTCTTCACCTCGAACCCGAGCTGCTCGTCACGTTTCAGACCGCCGTACTCCTTCAGCTGGTCATAGTAGGCGGTGGCCTCCTTACGGAGCCATTCCTTGAACTCCTGACCGTCCTTGATATACTTGCGGAGCTTCCTCTCCACAGAGGCGAGGAATCTGGCACGCAGCTTCTGGTAGTTCTTCTTTCGGTCCCCGTCCTTTCTTTTCTTTTCGGCCTGCAGCTTGCTTAGCAGGGCCTCACGTTCCTTTTCAGATAAATTCTTGATATCCATATCTGTTCTTATTTATTAGTGAATAAATTCCTGAATAAATCAGGGTCGATTATCTCCTCGTTGCAGTCAACGTTCTGTTCTATGGCTGTCTGGCATTCCCAGCAGAGATGGTTCACGGTCATGTGGTTGTTGTATTCACAGAACACCTTCCCGCACAGCCCGCACCGGGCGAACATCGGCTGCACGGTGTCCGCGTCCTCCCGGCAGATGTCCAGCCCTTTGGCGTGGCAATCGGCACACATGTCAGCACATTCCTTTTCGAATTTCGTCTTTTCCATTGTCATCATTGTTATTGTTATTATCGTTTATCCATGCTACCAGAATCCATAACATGGCGTTCAGTGACCATGTTTTCGCCCAGAAGTCATCATTAACTATCATGCCCGTGAAAGCCGAGAGGGCGGATATCACATACACAAGGTGCTTTATTCTCATACCTCCTCCTTCCGTCTTATGGCCTTCAGCTGTTTCAGTGTGGCCTTCAGTTCCTCCAGATTCTGGCTTGACACCGGCTTCCTGCATCCTCCGTGGCTCTTCAGGAAGGAGGTGATCTTCGCCTTGTTCATCTCAACCTCCACGGGATTGTCGCTGCGGTAGCTCCTGTTGAGAAAACCGATGTCCATTGACACGGCGTAAATGGCCTTGACCAGTGCCAGTTTCTCCCGTCTTTCCGGATCCTTTCTCCCGTCGGGATCGAGCAGCGTCCCGATCAGCCTTGCGGCCTCGCTTTTGCACAACTCCGCGGACGTCGTTGTCCGTCCGCCGCTGAACTGCCGGACAAGATGCCTGTATTCATCCTCGTCCAGTCCGAACTGCCGTCTGAGGCGGTGTATGCACCGCTTCTGGGCATTTGTCGCGGGTAATTCAATTGTCTTGTTCATTGCTATTGCTGTTAAATGGTTCGTCACTGTTCCTGAGCCAGCATCTCTCATAGCCCTCCTTCCAGACCACATAGAATCCTTTCGGACCGGGAACACCACGGCTCATGTACCGGGCGCAGAACCCGTTCACCTCTATGCGGGAGAAGCAGTCCCTCTTGACTCTGTAGGCCACCGTTCCCTGCACTTCCTTCCCCTCCACATGGGAGATGTATACGAATATCTTCTTCCTGTATTTCTTCCTGAGCTCGACCAGCTGTTTGGCGGTGACGTCCATCTCGCCTTCAAGACTCTGCAGGGAGTCGATGATGACCACGTCCGGGGATCTCTGTTTCCCGAGGAATTCGTCAAACTCCTCGAAAGTGGGGACCTCGTCCCAGAACAGCATCCCGCTCCTTGACGAATTCATGAATCCGAGCAGGGAGTCCCTGAAATCGGACTCGACACCCATCTCAAGGGAAATGAACAACACCTTGTAGCCGATACGGTCAAACTCCCTGGCCAACTGGAAGGTGAAGGAGGTCTTTCCCTGTCCGGACTTGCCGTATACGATCCACGCCCCGGACTTCTGCCTCTTTCCAAAGGCATCCATGAAATCCTTGGAAAAGGGGATGTATTCGTATTTTTTGTTCAATATGTTGTCAAACGACAATGACCTGATCATAAGCCGGCTCCTCCGTTGCTGATTTCCTGTCTGATTACCACATTGTCTATCATTCCCGAAAGCTCGCGCAGGTCATCGGCGAACAATACCTGGCGGGGATCGTCCTCACGCGGCTGCTTCTTGACCTTGGGAAGTTTTCCCCATATCTCTTCCGCCGTCTCCCTGTCCTGCACGCCGTTGGCCATACAGATGGCGATGACATCCTTTTTGGTAGCGCCCAGAAGGGTGATGTAATTGCGGCCGAAACGCCCGTCTATCTCGTCATACCCTTCGATACGTCCCACATACCGCCTGATATTGCGCTCCAGAGTCTCCGTGCCGGCCACCAGACACCCCATGCGCCCCAGCGTGTCATCATACAGGGGAATAAGCGTGCACATGGCCGAATGCGTGAGCTTGCCGGCATCATCTATCAGCAGGACAGGCTTATAGGAGGACAGGGAATTCATGTGCGCGATGCACAGGTCCAGCAGACTGTCATTATCCATATAGCGCGTCACATTCTCTCCCATGGCCTGTGCCAGTTTGGTAAGGAACTTGCGGCTGCTCCATTTGCGGCACTTGATATATACAACCCCCTTGTCACCGCACAGATTGTACAGGTCAATCAGAGACTGGGTCTTTCCGCTTCCGCTGCGGCTGCTGATACATACCCATTTGCTCTTTCCCCTGGCAACCTCGAATGCCCGCTTCACCTGCCGGTAAGAGGTTACGGTATCAACCACATTGCGGGAATTCTCATAGAAATAAAGGCCTGTGGCGATCCTGACCGCCAGGTTGTCGTCATTCGCGCCGTACTTGCCGGAACGGAACTGGGACATCGCCGCATCGGACACGCCGCAGCGACGGGCCAGTTCTGAAGGTTTTGAACCACGTTCTATCAAATTCTCTATGTACTGTTTCAATGCTTCCTTATCCATAATTATGCTGTTTTTAAAGTGTTATTAAATCATCTTGAAAAATTCATGTCGGCGTCGTCCCATTCGTAATCGTCATCCACAAGAGGGGACGGAACCCTGAGAGGTCCGGGCGCAATCTCTTCAAAATCCACGTCCTCCACCGTCTGGCCGCGCGCCTCGTACTTGCGGTCCTTGTGCCGTCCCCGGCTGTCGGTGAGCAGGGCGCGGTCCAGCAGGCTGTTGCTCTTGAGAAGCGGGTTCCGCTCCTGCATGGCGGTTATCACCTCGTCCACCTGCTCCTGTCTGGCCACATACCGCCGCTCGAACTGCCGGTTGAACTCGTCCACCTTCCTGCGGTGCTCGAAATGTTCGGGTTTCTGGTCGATCAGGGCCATCGGTGTCTTCATGTCACGCTGCATGAGGAACTTCAGATCCCCCGTTTCCTTTGCCAGCCGGTGCCCTTTGGTGGATTCGGCATTGACGATGAGCACCTGCGACAGATCGTCGGGATCGTAGTGCACGGACCAGTCCTCGTGGAAATGGTTGCGCAGCTCCATGTCGAAACTCTCGTAATTGATCCTCTCCCCGAAGAGCTCGATCAGCAGGCCCTTGCCGGTGAGCCGGTTGGTGCGCCCCGTCGTGTCGCCCATAAGAAACAGGTATTCCTCGTCGCAGAACGGCATCCGGCGTTCCATGGGGGTGCGTTCCCATGCGGCCATGTACGCTTCCAGCTTCTTGGCCCGCTCCCTTTGCATGATGCCGTGTATCTGCGCCAGCACGCCCTCCTCGTCGGGGATCAGGTGGCGGTTCTTGTTCAGGATCTCTATATTGGGCTGGGAGCCGCGCCTGCTGTTGATGTTCACACCGCTCCAGTTCTTCTCCAGCTGGTAGTACGTCTTGTTCAGATAATTGAAGTACGGCTCGATGATCTTGGCCTTGGCGTTGTGGAGCGCGGCGGGAATGTAGTGCACCGTCATCGCCTCATAGAACGGAACCATTACCCCCTTCTGGTAGTTGTCACTCTGCAGCTGCAACGGCTTGTACCGTGCACCGAACAGTTCCCGGGCGTGCCTGATGGCGTTGCGCAGCGCCTCGCGTATCAGCGCCGGGCTCTCATGGTCGCCGACGGCGTATCCTATCGGGTACTTGCCGCAGGCGTCCAGCACCACCACGATGGTCTTGCGGTTGTGGTAGGTGGTCTTCTTGTAAGTCCTTGTCTCGCCGTCCACCTTTTTGTCCATCGGCTGCCTCTTCTGGTAGACCAGTTCCACGTCCCATCCGTCCAGTGTCCAGTAGGTCATGGCGGTCTTCGGAGCCTCACGCTTGTGCTGCATCTCAAGGGAGTTCCTCAGGACAGTGGTTCCGCGCTGGTGCCCCAGGGTGGTGGATTCCATCATCTTCCGGTACCTGTCCACCGTGACAGGGCTCTTGATTTCCGGTTTCCCCAATATGGAGGCTATCTTGTTGTACTGTTCCATTATCTGTGCGTTGTTCAAATTCATGTGCTGGGAAAGCAGCTTGTGCATGATCGCCTCGTCCTCCTCGTCCCTAATCAGGGCGGCGGACGTGTTGCCCTTGTTCTTATGCACCAAAGCGATGAAGCCTTCCGACTCATACTGGTCCACTTTACGTTTGAGCGTCTTTCCCGTCGAAGGAAGTTTGTGGGGATAGCGGGTGTTGCCTTTGCTGTCCCGCACCTTCAGCAGGTCGTTCACCATCTCACTCAGCCTGTCCCATACGTTGAAACGGGAGCCGCCACGTCCGAAACCGCATTCCGCATTGCTGTCACGCAGCCGGATGACTGCATCCAGGACACGTGCCTGGAGCGTATAGAGCGTGACCTTCTCCGGTCTGAGCGGCTTTCCCGCACCGTCCCTGTAGGTGGTGAAGAAGGAGTAGGCGGCTTCATTGTACCCTACCGCCCTCTCAAGCGGGCTGGTGGCGGCACGTTCGACATCCTCATGGGGATCACCATAATATTTGATGTATAATTGCTGTATGTATACTTCCAGCGAGTCGAACTCCACCAAAGCGGGGCGTCTGAGACTGGCACGCTCGGCAACAACAATCTGCTTTCTGTTCACCTTCGTGTTATATGTTCCTAACGGGAGGAAGCCCTTCTCGGAGCCCACCTTGCGTTTCGGATCATACATGATCAGCTCGTTGGCGTAGATACATACCTTGTCATTATAGATTACAGCCATATCAACCGTTTATTGTTTAACCTTGTGCGGTTTCCGGCGTCGGACCGGAAACGAGGGCCGCCTTCCGGCTCCCTGACCGCGTGTCCTATTTTTCCTCCCTGTAATACCTTTGTCCAATAAGGGAAAGGCAACATACGACTGCAAGGACCGAGGCGGCGAGATTCTCGTTGAAAGTGGGACGGAGGTTGTCCGCCAGTCTGAGCACTACCACAAGGCCGATGACTGCGGCCGCTATATGGATTATTCTGAATGTTTTCATTGCTTTCGGTTTTTAATTAAGGGCGCATCCGGATAAAGATAAAGTGTCGAATTTTAAAATTATTGCCGGATTGGACGCGCCCTTCAGGGTTTATTGTTATTTTTGCTATGTCGAATTTTAAAAATTATTAGTCATGAATGATGAATCTATTGACACCTATCAGGTAACTGTTTCTTGCAGGGCTACTAATGAGGCTGCTATTAAAAGAGTGTTTAAAATATTATCCGGTTTTGGAGAAGCATGGAAGCCCGGTCTTCTGTTTATGACATCCAGCCTTTCGGACAAAAACAAGACTTCTCCATACAAACTAGGGGAGATAGCCTTCTTCCTGGATAATAACCCTCTACTGATCCATACTTTTACGCTGGCTGTCAACATTGTCAGTCAATATATCCAGTCTTCTGTTTCGGAATGTGTTCTCGATCTTCACGAGACTGGGGTAGTGAATACATAAGGGTCTTGCAGGACGCGCTCCGTCCACTGTCGGCGTGATAGGGAAAGCCAGACGGGCGATTTCGGCTGAATATATATAAATACTGTTCTCGTCACGGGAACCTTCCTTGGAGGTTTCCGCTGCCAGTTTGTGCGCCAGCTCCTCTATCTGTATCGCAATCTTGTGCACTTCGTCAAATTGAATATCAAATTTCATGGTGTGTTAATTTTGAACTGGTTTATTTTTCGATTTCCTTGACCAGACGCTTCGCTCCGGCTATGTCCCATATCTTGTCGACCATCTCCGCGACCTTCATGTCGGTTGTTGGTCCTATCTTCACCATCACCGCCCCTTCGGCGTCCTGGTCCTTGGGAATGATGATCGGGCAGAGCATCCCGTATTCACGCCAGATCGTTATCACGATCCTCAGGTATTCAAGGTTGATACCCATCGTATAAGTAATCATCCCTGTTCCTCCCATTCTATCAGCAGTTGCCTGTACACCGGAACAGGTTCGGGATATATGATGCCTTTGTTCTTGTGGGAGATAGCCAGCTTCGTCAGTCTGTCGGCTATACGGCGGCTCATTGTGTTGCCGGAATACACCTTGCATACATGGGAGTAGGTGACTTTCATGTTGGTGGCAACCGTTTTCAGATCATTTCGGTTGAGATAACGGCACACAGCCTGTTTCCATTCGATGAAGTCCGGACGGAACTTGGGTGCGGGAAGCGTCGGACGCTGTGTCGGGCAGACGGAGTAAGCACCGGTGCGGCGGATGGAAGGGAGAACCTCGTTAGTTACCCATTTGCGGAAGGCTTTTGCTTCGGGCTTGCGGGAAAGGAAGATCAAGCCATATAATCCGGATTCATTAACAGTCCATGTTTCTCGACCTTGACCTGATACAAATAATGTTTGTATCAGCTTCTCGTCATCATCTAAACGCTTGACTGTCATGCTAACATCTTGTAACCCTAAAGCGCAACAAATGTCTTTTGCTATAAACCATGATTCTCCATCAATCATTTTCATTCGGATACCGGCGTTAATGCCGTCATTGAAGAATGTTTGCAGACCTGTTGTCTGCTGGTTGTTGTTCAGTGTTTCCATAATAATACATTATTAATTAGTACGTTCCGCTTTCACATTACCCTTGTTGTCGAGTATTCTGACTGTTTCATGCTTGGCGATTTCGTCAACATTGTACAGCTTGCTGTCGTTCCGTTTCTTGGCTGCTTCCCAAATTGCGGGGGCTTTACCACCCTTCTTCTGACCGGACAAAACCTGTCCGACATAAGCCATTGTTACTTTAAAGGCGACAGCAAGTTCTTTCTTGCCTTGTGCGCCTAACTTAATTACTTGTCCCATATTCAATATTTATTGAAATTGCTATATTTGGCGCGGTTTATATTAAACCTGATGCAAATATAAAGCAATGCAATATTTAAAACAAAAAAAAGGTGAATAATTTATTGCATTGCAATTTATTTAGAATATAATATAAATAATAAAACAATGGAAATGTCTGTTAAAGAAAGACTTAAGTTATTTTTAAGAGAGGAGGGTATAAAAGATACTGATTTCTGTAGAACAATAGGGGTATCTACAGGCTTTATTTCAGGCATGAGAGTATCTATTCAACCTGATAAATTAAAAAGCATTGCAATAAATTTCCCTAGATTAGATATCGGCTGGCTTCTTACTGGCGAAGGCTCTATGCTAAAAAATGAATCCTCTTCAACATCAGCTTCATTTCCAGAAGAAACACAAAACAAGAAAAAAAATTCAGATACATCTCTTGAAAATGGTGACTTATTATATAAGATGTATATAGATATTCAAAAAAAAGATGCTGAGATAAAAGAATTGCATACCAAATTGCTCTCCATGTCTGAAGAAATAGGAAACTTGAAAACTCTATTGAAAGATAAACAGCAGGAATCCCCAACAACAAACTCCGACTCCCATGCAGAAACTGTCCAAAAAAAGCGAAACTCATCGCGTATATCAGGCTCTTCTGCGCAACCCGATGTCCCGACCATAAAATAAAGATAATAATTGAGTGATAATCAAATACTAATAATTTAATTCTGTTTGATATGAGAAAAATATTTAATCGTAGTGACACTCCTTATTTTTTAAGTAT